TTGCATTGAGTTCCCAGGGCGAACGTTGATGGAGCGACGACAGTGGAATCGGCCATGATCTGACAGAAGGCCGTTGAGCGTCCGGCAATCCGCATTTCGATTTCCGGCGTGCCGACGATGCGGTTGATATTGTACGACGTCGAAAATGCCAGCGCGCCAAAGTTAACCTGAATGTTCATGCGGCCAATACTCCGCGCATTCGCACTTCCTTTGCCTGCCTATTCGACACGGCGGACGCGATCACCTGCCCGTCAAGCACGATGTTGATCGTCTGCGCGCCGCCGCCGAACTGCCCCATTTTGGACAACGGTATCACGGCCTCGGGCTCGTTCCGCTCCCCGATCATGGCGAGCGTAGGCTTAGTGACGATACCGCCCTCTGCGAAGCCGAACGCGCTCTTGATTATCCCGCCGAATGTCACGCCACCGCTGGCACCCGTGGGAATCCCGAACATCGTCATAAGTGCCTTAAATACGAGCGCCTTCGTGATTGCCGCAATGAGCTGTGCTGTCATTTGTTGCAGAGCATTGGTGATAATTTGCCCTGCGTTCTTCCAGTTCATCGCGATGGACGCGGCGACGTTCCCCATCCTGTCGCCTATTTCTAAGAAACCATTGGTCCAGTTTGTGAAGGAAGCAACGTAGCCCTGGAACTGAGATTGATACCGTTCCGCCATCGCACCATTGGCGTCCATCTTCTGAGCCGCCAGCTCCTGGATTTGCAATTGTTCCGGAATACCACGTGGCGTCGGCATTCTCGGCCCTAATTGCCGGCGCATTTTTTCCCCTCTGTTACGAAGGTACTCCATCCTGGCTTCGTACTGCAGTTGCTGGAATCTTTCTTGAGCGTAACGCTCCTGAGCTGGAGTCATTTTCTCGCCAGGGAGAGCAGGCACGCCAACCGGCTGGCCCGGCGCCAGACCCCCGCCCGGGGCTGCACCGCGCTGGTTTATCACGCCCTGTATCGCGCCAACCTCTCTCTCGTTTTGCCGGATGAGCAATTCCAGTTGGCGGCGGCGGTTGTATACCTGTTCCCACGTCTGTCCCGGCCTCACGTCCGCGGCTCTGCTTGGTAAATCTGAGTATTCCTTGTTATACCGCGCCAACAGCCCTTGCCGGAACGCCAAGTTAAGCCGCTGTTGCCCTTCCGTCATTTTATTCATAGCTGTAACGGTGGCGGTCGCATCGTTGTTGAAGGCTCCGAGAGCCGCTTTGTGCTCCAGCCATCGCTTGGTCAGCAGGTAGATCAAGCCCGCGAGTGCCGCAACGCCGACCGCAATCGGGCCGCCAGCGGCGAACGTAGCAAGTCCCGCCAACTTCAGTGCGTTAAATGCCCCGATGAGCTTGCCGATCATCATCACCATCGGCGGAATAGCGGCGATCATCACGTACATCGCCATGGTGGCGTTTTTCTCGTGAATGTTCATCGCGGCGAACCGGTCACCTGCGGCCTTCACGGCTTCACTCACTGCGGCCAAAGCGCCCTGCGCAATCGGCGCGATCTGGTCCCCGAATTGTCTCATCGCTGCTTTTGCGTCATCCAGAAACGTTGACCAACGCCCCAGAAGCGTCCGGCTCTGCTGCTCCATTGCCCCGCCGAATTGCCGATTGATTCCGGACAGGATAGCCGATACCCCGGTGGCCGCGTCCAGCATGCCCTTCTCGGACAGCTTCATGATTTCCTGCGTTGTCTTGCCAGACGCCTCGGCGATCATCTGAAAGCCGTTGATCCCGATCTCGGATAGCTGGAGCATCTCCTGTGCGGTCACGCGGCCCTTGGCTTGCATCTGTCCGAGGGCGCGGGTGATACGATCCATGCCTTCCGCGCCAGCACCCATCGCAGAAGCCGCGTCGCCTATCGTGCGCAGCATTGGAATGACCTTTGACGCCTCGAACCGATAGGCAAGCAGGAGCCGGGCGCTGTTGGCGAGTTCCGGGAACTCAAACGGCGTTTCTGCGGCGATACGTTGTATATCCTTCAGCATCGCGGCGCTCGCATTGCCGTCCTTCAGCATTGACCGGAAGGCCACGCCCGTCTGCTCCATGTTGGCGCTCATCTTCAGAGCGGCGGCGGCCACCCCGATCATCGGCAACGTCACGGCGTACGTGGCGGTGCGCCCCATGGACTCCATCGCCTTGCCGACGGTTGCCACCTGTTGCTTCGTGACTTCCATCTGCCTGGCGAACTGGCTGGCATCTGCGCCGATCTTGACGATCAACTCCGCTATGGTCATAACACCATCCCACCCGTCGCGAGGACGCTCGCTTTTACGAAGTCGATCACCTTGTCCTCATGTGGCTTTTCTGGCTCCTCGCGTTCACGGTCGCCGAACCATTCCCGTAAAAACGTCCCATAATCTGGAGTCTTGTCCTGTTCGCTGTGCGCGCAAGCAGTGATATATGCAGGGAGCGCCGCGCGATGGTTCTCAATTTCGTATCCCCACGGCTCAAGGTATTCCAGCGCCTGTAATTCCTTGATCTCGTCCCCCGTGAACCGTGAAAGTATCTGATGTACCGGGATACCCCACTTGAGGGAAAGCCGCACCAGGAACCGCCGGTATCGGTTCCGTCTCAGTTTTTTGCGGCATTCTCTATTGATTTCGGGGTCAGACCACAAAGCTCGGACGCTTCCTCAAACAGCATCGCGAGCAACCCCGCATCTGCTTTCCCGAGCACGTCCGCGTCAGATGGTTTGAACAGCAAATTACCGCCGCCATCGCACAGGCATCGCACGAGAAGCCGCGCCGTCATGTTCTTGTACTCTTCTCCGCGCTTTGCAGCGTCGGCGATCTGAAAGAACCATTCATCCTTTTCCGCGGCTGTCATGGCGCGAAGATAGACGGTCTTTCCGAACGCTTCGCAGAACACCCCTTTGATCTTGGGAGCCGCGTTCATAAAATCGGCGGCCACCGCTTCCTTGACCTCGGGTGCCTTGATTTCAGCAGGTGCTTTCATTTTTCCTGCACTCATTTTTTGCTTCCTTTGTGGCGTCAATCTTCTTCGGGCATGCGTTGGGATTGCGGCGGTTCCAATGCGTCCTGGAACGTCGGCCAGTCGGGGCGCTCACTGCATAACGCTTGCAGGCCTTCCCGTGCCATCCATTCCCGCCAGGCCACAGCGTTTCCGACAATGCGATAGAGTACCGTTCCGTCCGGTTGTACGTCCACTGTTTCGGTACGTGGATCCAATTCACCGTGAAGGCTGGCCATCGTATGGCGGGCCGCCTCAATTACCCTGGCTGCGTCCGTATCACCGGGCGCGAATATCAACCATGCATGGTGTTCCATCGGTTATGCCAACGTCGGAACACCGGTGAGCTTGTAGTCAAACCTGATTTTGAGCGTTTCACCGACGCTTGCCGTCGGCTCCGCGCCGGTCAGGAACCCGGAACAAGACCATGTGGTCGTCGAACCGGCTGCGTTTGGCCATGCGCATGAAATGCTCACGGCGGTGTCCGCGTAGAATCCGTAAAGCGCGCCTCCAGGCGCATATTTCTGCTGCGCGTTGTCAGGAATGTACTCGCATTCCACCGTCAGCGATCCGGCGTCCTTCAATCCGGCGACGTACTGTTTCCAACCGTTGCTGTCAAAGCTGGTCACGTCCACTGTTTCGCGCCCCAAGCCCGTCCAGTTCACAGACTTCACGGCCGGCAGCACGACGCTGTCCACAGTCACAGTTGGCGTGTTCTTACAAAGGATTCCCATCTTGGTTCCCTTCCGTTGATTTGGTTTACGTTACGTTATACGAGAACGTCACCGTCCCGCTTGTGATCAATTCAAAATCTGCCTCCAGGATTTCACCCGTCTGAGCCTTGGTATCAAACTTCGTCAACCGCGCCATGCCGCTCACTGTGCATGATCCGCCATCTGCCTCAGGGAGCGTTATGGTGAACGTCTGCATCTCCTGGTCGCTCGCGTGAAAGTCCGTCAATACGGAGGATTTGACAAGCATGGCACCGTCAACGAACGTCCCATGGTCGGTGCCGTTTTTCGTGTTTCCGCCGAAAAAGAATGTGAGTGTCTCCCCGGCTTCATCTCCTGACGCGGTGAACGACTTGGTGACGCGCGTCCA